CGCTTCCAACTTGTCCTGTGCCACTAACCCCCGTTACATTAACGTTTGAGTCTGCGTTTACCGTTACCGCACCAACAAATCCTGTAGCTTGAAGCCCTGTTACGTTAACATTAGCGTCCGCCGTGAAGGTAACAGACCCTACACTTCCAGTCGCTTCTAGACCTGTTACTGGAACATTTGCTCCAGCCTCTACAGCAACTAAACCTACAAAACCCGTTCCTACTACGCCAATTAAATTTACTACGGCGCTACCTTGTATGGTGACAGAACCAACCTGTCCAGTGGCTTCTAAGCCTGTAACAAGAACATTAGCCGCACCTTCAACTGTTACAGAACCTACCTCTCCCGTTCCAGAAACGCCTGTGACATCTACATTGGCATTTGTTTGTACAGTAACACTACCGACCTGTCCTGTGGCTTCTAATCCAGTAACAGGGACATTTGCGTCAGCTTCTACGGTTACTGAACCAACATTGCCTGTTCCGCTTACACCTACTACATTTACGTTTGCACCTGCCGTGACGGTTACGGAGCCTACTTCACCTGTACCAGAAACTCCTGTAACGTCTACTACGGCTGTTCCTGTAACGACTACTGAACCTACACTGCCTGTTGCCTGTAAGCCCGTGACAGGGACATCTGCTCCTGCTTCTACAGTGACACTACCAACCTGCCCTGTAGCACTTAATCCCGTAACATCTACTACCGCACTACCCGTAACCGCTACGCTACCAACCTGCCCTGTGCCTGCAACTCCTGTAACTAGAACATCAACTTCGCCTGTGGCAGCAACTTGCCCTACTAAACCATTTCCAGAAACGCCCGTTACACTAACATCTGCATTGGCTTGAACAGTTACTACGCCTACCTGACCTGTGCCAGAAACTCCAGTAGCATTTACGCTAACAGAAACAATGGATACTCCAAGATCAGAAAACGGTGCGCCCGAAAACGGGAAAAAGCCAAACATTTAAAGCACCACCCAACGGCTCCCCGAAGGCACCGTTATTGTTACCCCTCCCGATATAACCACAGGTCCTACCGAACTAGCCGAATAACCCGTTGGAATCGTAAATGTCGTCCCTACAGTCATGTTATTCATCATTAAACCGTTAGATGCCGCAAACTGAGCTTGAAATGCTGTATTTGTTGAATCGCCATATACCGCTTTAGGAGCTGGGTAGTCGCAAAATACATTCTTTGTTCCAGCGGAGAAGTTCACCGCATTGTTTGAATTACTTGAAGAAAGAATCGTATCTCGGCTTAATGTCGTTCCGCTAGAGCTGTATGTTCCAAGCCCTACTTCAAATTCAGAACCGCCTTGAAGGACGATTGCGTAATAGGTCGTATTACCGTCACCAATAGCGGCAAAGGTTTGAAAGCCTGTAACAGCACCAGCAAGAGTAAACGTCCCCGTACCAGTCGTGGTTGAGGTTTCGTTAACTCTGTCTTTAACGACAAGAGGCATTTTTAGCCTCTTAAGCTATGCGAATAATTGCACCAGTCGCAGTAGCCGCTGGAAACACAATCGTAAACGTACCTGCAGTCGAAGCCTTAGAACCACCAAAAGCTAAAACAGCTACGGCTGGATTACCTGTTGCGGTGTCGTTATAAATCAAAGCACCAAATGCTGTAATAGTCGCAGTGGTAAACGATATGTCCGCAAAGTCGGTAAGAGCTGTAGTTCCAGAAGAAGTTGGAGTAACTTTAGTTAATGTTCCGCCTCCTGCAGTATATGAACCAGAAGCTGCTACTTCATTAGTTGTTGTATAAGCCGTGGTAGCAGCAGTAAATGTAGCATTGTTGTCATACAAAGCTATTTTAAACGTCTGACCAGAGCCAGTTGAAAAGTTATGCACACCTTTTAAGATTTGAACTTTAAAAGAGGTTGGCATGAAGTTACTTGTAAAAGCCATTTAAATTCTCCTTAATAAATTAGCAGCCTCAATTTCACCGCCCTGTACACAAACTTGAATGCAACTAGCTCTTTCGGACTGTGCTGCACGACTCAAATATTCAGAGATTGTACGCTCTAATGCCTCTCTGAAATACTTTGCTTGCTCTCGAATTTCGGGCGGGGCAGTTTCTGATACCCCAATGATCCTATTTACGCAGAGTTCTGTCAAATCTTTAAGCGGCAAACCGCCATAGTTGCTTGTTTTTACGGTGGGGCTGATAATATCGCCAGTTTTAATTTCAAACATTTATGTCCTCTTTGCTTCTGGTGGGCTAAAATCTACCTCGTCTTTTACAGTATCTTTAATTTCAGAGTACTTTTTAGCCACAAACCGCTCATTTTCTAACCCTACAACCAACGGATCACTAAGACGGTGGTAGCCATAGAGTTTACTAATAGTCGGCTCGCTGGTATCTAACAGGCATGATCCTTGAGCTACACCAACCTTAATACCCCGTTCTATTGCCTTTGATAGTAAAAACTCGCAACAAGCCCTACCTGCCTCGGCAAAATGGACTACGTTTTTGTAAGAAAAATCAATCCCATACAGATGAATTTGACTTACTTTGGCAGCAATTGCATAACCAATAGCAAAGGCTACGGTGTTGTTAAAGTACCCCGTTTTGCAAGCGTTCATAACCTCTTCTAAGGGAAACTCTACTAATCCAGGACAACGGGAGTCTAATTCACAGGTATAGATTGGTCCTGTGTGTTTTTCCAATACAGACCTCATAATCCCCGTTTGAGTGCCTGCATCATCACTATCTAGGAATCGGCTGGCTGGATCCATCATAAAGACTCGGTCGTGGTAAATCACCCCTGCCATAGCATTAATTGCCCATACTTCATCAATTGGCTGAGAATGAGTCTTGGCTAGGATAAACTGACTATGGGATTTGCCCATTGCCACAATAGCAATGCTTTTACCTGATAAGTCTGGAACTTTCATCTGACTGGATACCTCACTTGTCCACTTCTGTAGGCGTCTTGACGGTCTTTTGCATCGCCTAATTGTTTGAGTTCTGCCATGGCTCTGCCATAACGTTCTTTGTATAAATTGACTGCATCGGCATCGGACTTCATAAAGTTAGCCGCTTCTAATAAAGCTCCATATAACAACACGGAATCAAAGTTATTCCCAAGCCAAGAAGTCCCTGCGGTAACAATCGAAGGTGGGTAGTAGAAATAATGAAGTTCTACCGCATAACTCGCATTGGGCGTGGGTCCAAGAATAAAGGTATTGTCATCAAAAATGGCGTAATACTCTGGTTCTCCATAGAACGCAGCATCCGTATCGGGGTAGGATTCACGGATAAAGTTCACATCTTTGTTCAAAAGGTAGTGGTATTCATTCGCCGCATTAATCACCGCAAGGCTAAACGTAGCCAGCCAGTCAGGAGGAGTTGCCAGGTACTTATTACCGCTAGTCATGTTACCTGTCATATTCTTACGAAAAGCTGGTAGCTGTACGGTATTAAAGACACTTTGCTCTGCCAACTGCACAAAGCGGGCAATCTGCTCGGCAGACGTAAACGACCCGACTGTCGCTGGGAAATCGTTCTCAGCAAACCCTTTAATAGCGGACGTTAACTGCGTGTAATTCATCCCATCTTCCCACTAGACATACGACCTTTGGTTGCTGCACCAGCACCACGCATCTCAATCTTACCGTATTGATTTACGGGTTTACCATTACCTTTACTAATACCGTCAACAGAGATATTCATATCAGCCATTTCTTGAGCGCCAGTCATACCTTTAGAAGTTAGCCCTTTAGCAGAGATTGTCTTACCCTTCATTGTATGGGGAGGGGCATAGACTTTAGCGTCTCCAACTTCCTTGCCCATTACTTTTTTAGAATAGTTAGCCATTATCGACCCCTTCCAGAGGATTTACGCATCATGCCTTGGTTCTGAACTTTTGCTAAATTACGCCCAATTTTCTTCATAACCATCTGGTCTTTACCACCCATCTTTGGCTTTGCCTTCATGCCCAAGACTGTAGGACCTGAGTCACCTAAGTTTTTACCTTCGGTCTTTCCTTTTTTGGCTACTCCATCTGCGCTTTTCTTAAACATTTTCAACTCCTTATGTTGTTGTTACCGTTACACTGCCTACCTGACCTTCTGGAGCTAAGTTGTTGGGGGTTAATCCATCATTTCTAGCGCCACCAACAGGGTTCCAACCCCATTGAAATATTCTACTACCACCTTCTGGGAAACCAACACCTTCTAAGGTTGTGTCGTTTGTTCCATTAATCTGTAAACCGCTACTTCCAGATACTTGATAGCTTACATCAGGGCGTGGATTCCGAACAGCCTGTGGATCATCAACTGGGTACATACCCAACGACAATTGTGGCTGATCTGGTTCCCAACAGCTAGGGCATACCAAAATATTCTTTATTTGCTGCTTAACAACTAGTTTTTTTAGTTGTTTAAGTTTATATCTTTGACCACATCGGTCACATTCGGCAATCGCAAATTTGCCACTACTAAATTTATTAGGCATAGAACATGTTCCGAGGGACTAAACGAATAGACGCTTTTTCTCTGTCCTCTGTAGAAGCCATCATCCATTGCTCTTCATATTCTTGTTTTAAAAAGGGTAGTCGCATTTGTCCATCAGGTAGCTTTTGAGCCATATAGAAAGCCAATCCTGCCACCATGCAAGGTAGCAGTCTAAATGGGATATCAGGTTCTACCGTGCCGTTTGTACCAGCATCTTGGACTCTACGCAGTCTCCAATAGACAAAGGTATACGGACCACCACCAGCGTCAGGTGTGGGCCAGACATTTACAGCAGGTAAGTTTTGAACTGTAATTACCGCAGCAGCAGTGTGTGCCGCAGCAGTCGTGCCGTTTTGTCCACGGTTTACATTAATTAAGTCATTACCCGTTACATTGGAGTAACTCATGACCTCAGAGTCAATCTTAATAAAACCTGTGGTTGCTAAGTAACTAGCGTTAGAAATGGGAATAGTCGTAGCTGTCGAAGTAATCGTACTGGCTAGGGTCGCTGAGGACGTATTAGACTGCCCAGACTGGCGGTTAAACCACATCTGAATAGGACGTCCAGTAGTTAACTTATTAGGGATTGTTGCCCAAGTAGACTCTGAAATACGACTAATATTAATGTCAACTTGATTAGACTGGACACCGTTATTCTGACGTATCACCGCATCTAGGATGTCAATAGTATCTACAGGCATTGGGTATAAGCCTTGTCCTGTAGTTAAGAGGATCTGTCCTTGCTCGATTGTCCAAAGGTTAATACCACGATTAGCCCATTCAATCGTTAATAGGTTTAAAGACCTGCGGGCAGTACGCATATCGTAACCCGTACGCAATTCCGTACCACAACGCTCAAAAGCCTCTTCAATGAGGTTATTAAGGTCTAGATTAAACGCTACGGTTCCAGAAGTACTCATATCTTCCTATATGGTTTTACTTTTGTTTTTATCCCTTTGGGCTGCGGAACAAACTGTTTCCCAGCTGCTTTTCCCGCCCGCTTTGCTCGTGTTGTTGCTGCGTACTCGCTTGGGCTTAACGCTTGTATTGCTTTCTTGGGCAGGTATCTCTCGCCCGTCTCGGACGACTTTTTGCCTGACTTGGTCTGCCAGTCTTGGTCTCCCCAAGATTTTAAAGATTGCTGTGATTTTGCTAAACCACCTCCTGCCATCTTCTTCTTTGACGCACAATGAGCCTTCTCCGAGAACCCTTTTGGGCTGTCGCAGTTGATCGACTTTTTGCGTTTGTCTGACCATTTCACTTGTACCCGCCGCCTTTTTCTTTATAACGTTTAGCTAGGAGCTGTGCTTTTCTTGCTGACCATTGACCCGCTGCCGTACCATGCGTAGCCGATGCTTTAATACTATTAAATAAAGCCTTACGCATACCAGGTTGCGTATAGTTACCAGCTTTATTAACCGTACCACCCTCTTTGTATTGAGCCGTTTTAGCAGCATTTGCAAAATCACTTTTCTTAGGAGCGCCTTTAGCACCAGCACTACGCATCTTCTCGCCTGAACCAGAAGCTATCCTGCGTTTCTTGGCAGCGATATTGGCGTAAAGACCGCCACCCGCAAACATCTCCACATCCTCTGGATTGTCCTTGCGTTTGATCGTTTTCTTACCTGGCATCTTAGTAGGCATTATGGCGCCCATACCACGGCTAGGTCTCATGCTCTTGTCTTTCCACGAATTACAATACCATCGGCTCGTGAAGACGCCATGCCACCAGCATTCATCTTTTTAGCTGAAAATAGTTTCTCAACCATAGCTATCCTCTGTGGTTTAGTTGTTGCTTTACTGACAATCTTTTTTCGTTCTGACTTAGTTTTACCTGAATCATAAAAACCAGCTTTTTTCAAAGACTTAACTACTCCACCCTTGGCTTTATTGTAAGGCTTTGTTTTACGCTCCATGGGATCGGTTATATTCCCACTAAATGAACCACTGCCAACACTAGGTTTAGGCAATCTATTCATATCCTGCAATCTTTCTGCATAGGTGCGTGGGCGTTCAGCCTCAACTTTTGCTCTTTGCTCTTCAGCCATTTTATGTGCTTCAGCTTTAGCCTTTTCGTTATTTTGCTTCACTTTTTCCGCCGCTTTATCGTACTCGCTAGGCCCAAACTTTTCCTTGGGAGGAGTGTATTTATCACTCTTACCATCGCCAACTTTTTTAGAAGGGTCAATAGGTTCTATTGGCATTTAGCAAGCCTTGCCGCCTGATTTCATTTTAATCATTGTGCCTTTGGTTTTGCCTTTAACTTCAATGCCGCCACCTTTAGCCATGCCGTGCATACGTTTTTCGTGACCTTTAACCGCTTTAGCGGCTACCGTCTTCATCATTGGCTTGTCTTTAGCCACGTCTGAGTGCGCCATTCCGCCTTTAGCCATTTTGCCTTTGCCGTCAGCAGCAAACGCTGGTACTTTTTTACCATCTTTCATTACCATCGGCATACCACCTTTTTTCATAGGCATATCTTTATCAGCCATAGAAGATTTTCTTTTTGCCATCATAGCCATCATGCCTGGATTCATTTTTTTCATATCATTTACCTTTTCATTTTTAGTTAAAATACCACCAGCTTTTTTACCTCTAAATCTTTCTAAACTGTAATTCGGTAACTGCATCATCCCATGATTAGAACGTGGCCTATTAAATTTACCTTTAGCTGGATTAGTTGATCCACCAGTTCTAAACTTTTTAATTTTGTCAGCTTCCACATTACTTACCTTTTAATAAGTTGGTCAATTTTGTCTTCAAGTTTGTTAAACCTTGCGTCCATGTGTTCAACAATGCGGTCAACTTCTGCTTTAGTGACGTTATCACGTGCTACCTCCTCACGAGTCTTATTTAATAAAATATCAATCCGTTTTAATTCGTTGAACTTTTCGTGCATGACGTATCCAATAAACGCTATAAATATTGTAAGTCCACCAGTCCAAAGTTCCAATACATTCATACCATTTTCCCTTTGGTCTTACCACGGACTTCGCATCCACCACCACGAACAGACCCACCTTCTTTGCAGTTCCAAGCCCGTAAGGACTTGTTGATGCGTGAATTAGGATCGTTAGCGGTTTTAGCAGATGTGAGTTTTTTCTTCATACCTGACATTCTGGCGCAAAATGATTTCTTTCTTGAACCTCCCTCTGGCTGAGGACGTTTGAGTCCAGGCTTACCAGGATTGGCTGCGTTGTACGAAGCTCTACCCTTGGCATTTAAGCCACCTTCAGGGTTTTTGCCCTCTTTGCGTTGCCACGCAGGAGTCTTAGCCATAGAAAATCTGCGCTGCGTCAATACCACTCATATACGCATAAATCCCATTAGCTGCTAATACACCCTCGCCAGGAATAACAGGCGAGTTTTGAAATTCATCGGATACGTGAGTTTCATAAGTTAGTAACCAACGATTTGAGCCAGTGACATAGACCGCAGCAGGCGTACCAGTAATGTCTCCCGTATTAATGTCTACTAATGAAAAAGAATTAGCATTTATTCTGGTAATGGAATAATTACCGTCCGTGGCTGCACCGCCTGAGCCTGAATTAAAGTGAATACCAACAACATCACCTGTAGCTAGACCATGAGCATTTTTAGATACTGTTACTAGAGTTGCTACACGCCCATAGGTAACACTTGAGGTTACAGGAGCTACTGTCGTATCAAATAATGACAACGTACCTGAGCCACCAAAATATGAAACACCTTTAACACGGTTGCGCCCTAATACAAAGAAACCACTTTGGTTTAAGTGTCCTTGTTTTACATCATATTGCATAGCCATTTTAACTCTCCTGGTTTTCCTGTTGAGTAGCAAGTTTGGCTTTTAGCTCTTCAATTTGCTTAGCCTGCATCGCTACAATACCCATAACATGATCTCTTTGAGATTCCAGAAGCCCAAGCATTACCTGAACTTCTGGGTCTTTATGAGTCAACATTAGGTTTGAGTACCAACAACTACCCAGGTTGGGTTGCTGATTGCGCCAGTATTGATATACAACTTACCACCAGTCGAATCAACATACAAAGAACCCGTACCAGCAAAGTTATCGCCAGTAGTGCCATTAGTTGGAACACCTGCGTCAACCATAACTACAACATCATCTTCCATACGGATGTTAGCTTTGGTATATGGTCTAACGCCAGAAGGGCCGCCAGCATCAGCTACAGGGTCTTGCATCTTTAAGTCGATACCATACTCAAAACCAGAACCAGCTGTGGTCTGAGCCATTGCAACACCAAAAGCGCAACGAGCGGTAGTTACACCAGAATCGCCATCCATAAATGCCATAACAGCAGCATCGCCTGACAGGGTATTGGTATTAATCGTACCCATTACACCAGCCATTAAGCCGTTGTTAGCATATGTGCCAATAACTGCAAACTCACCTACTGTACCAGCCATGTGGTTAAAAGTAGTAGAAGGAGCTACAGCGAAAGGAGCGCCACACTGGACACGTCCAAATACAGAGAAAGCCTCGCCAGGAGTTAAATAGCTGCTTGAGCCAAAACCCGTGGTTGGCATTACACGAGAATAGAAGCCAGAAGCTGCTGTTCCCTCATCGACCGAAATTACGGTTCCTGAATTAATAGTGGTAGGAGTTAAGGGTTGTTGTGCGCTTGCGTCTCCGCCTTGATAACCAGCCCGCACTGGGCCTGAAAAAGTAGTTCTTGCCATTTTAAATTGTCCTTCATACAAAGTTCAGCTTATCAATCGTGTATGCGTCTGCTGGGGCAGTTTGATAAGCGATTTACCCAGATGTTTAAATCTTACTACAAACAAATAAAAAAGGGGAGTTTTTAGCCCCCCTTTTCTTTACTACATTACGCTCCTGGCGAACCAAACATTCCTAGTGGATCCGAGAATCCGAAGGAATAACGCTCACGAGATTTGTAGCGTACGTTGCCAGTGTCAAAATCTCCGTCCATGGAGTTTTGCAATGGGGTACGAACAAAGTGCTTCATGCCGTTTGGAACATCAGTGCACAAGAACCAAGCATTGGTGTCGGTCAGGTAGTTATTA